TTTTCCAAGGGCCCTCAGATAACCGGCGATGCTTAATTTCTTACCATTTGAGTATTCAAGGTGATATTTCATTTCTTTTTCTCCTGTTAAGTGTGTAATTCCTGTTTTATTTTCTTTATGGGCCGGTTTTTAAGGAACCGGCGGAAACCTTCAGGAATTTAGCAGAAAATGCTTGTGAATGTTTTGGCGCTCATTTCAATTGTTGGCACTGAAACGTATACCGTGACGATAACGGCGGCCATTAATGTGTTTACTATTGTTCCTATCATGATTATCTCCAGTTTTAAGTTTGCAGCGCTTTTTATCGGTGGCTGCNGGGACCGTTTATAAAACTTCAGTTATCAATTCATGTGCTAAATTTCCCGCGTCTTCTAATGCATCTTCACGGGTTATTCTGTTGATGCCGCAGGAATGAGAGTATAAATATTTGCCGTTCTCATATACCTTGACGCGGCCAATAAAGGTTTCTTTGCCGTCAAATTCAATTCTGTTGTACGTGGGTTTTATCATTTTCTTTATCTCCAGTGTTATTTACGTACTCTTTCAAAACCAGTTCTATTAAATTATTAGTGCTCCGGTTTTGTTTGACCGCTAACTGTTTGAGGTNTTCTATNAGNTCTGCGGTGAGTAGTAAGTGNATNCTTGATTTTGTCATACACATAACCTACCCACAAAAAGCCCATTTGTCAAGCGATATTTCAAAAAAAGATATTTATTGCCCCAAACAAGCTAAAACAGCCGAAAATAAAATATTGCCTGCAAGAATTTACATAAAATCGCTGCCTTTCCTTGCTGCTCCTGGCAGCCCTAAAAAGAATATAAACTCTACAACAATTATACATTTAGTCTAACACATTGCTAACACTTAAGAAATGCTGTATATTTATTTACATGGACGTTAAATCAGAGAATATTGTAAAATCCAATGGAAGAAAGATTTATAAACGATATTCAAAAGAAGAATGGAAAGAAGTAAGACTAAAATACGAATCTGAGGACATTACACTTGCCAAATTATCCCGAATAACTGGGATACCGGATATCACTATAAGAAAATACGCTGAAAGGCATAAATGGGTAAAAGGAAAGAATCTACCTATCATCTATGCATCCATTGCTGAGAAAAATAGAGCTCAATTAGTTAAAATGGGTGTCACCGATGAAATAGCCCTGGAAGTGCTAAAAGGTGGCTTAAATGACCCTGTGTGTGTTGTCTGGGAAGGTAAAGGAGAGTGTTTACAGGCCACTACACAGCCAGATTACAAGACCAGACTAGCATTTCTGCAGGAATACAACAAATTAACGGCAGCATATCCAGAAAAAGCTGAAAAAGAGGGAGATAAACACGTTCACTTCCACCTGGACCCTGAAAAGATGAAGAATAAGTCAGCTGACGAAGTAATATCAGACTATCAAAGACTGATATCAGGTGAGTAATGCCGATAATACAACAATTATATCGTTAAACTATAAATAAAACCCGCATTTATAAAATACATGGTGCCGATAATGTACAAATAAGTTATATTAAGTATATGTACGAATGGTGGTCAAAATCGCAGTTTACGCGGCAGCTTGAAATAATAAATAAAGGCTGTCAAATCAATGAAAACCATAAGAATGACCTGTTATTAAAAGAAAGGGGTCTAAAATGATGCCTCCCGCAATCATGGTACGAGATGTGCAACCTATTTATGTTCCAAGACGTAAAAAGCCGAAACCCAAACCAAAGTTAAAACCAAAGGAAACGCCGGAGAAACGAGCAGAGCAGCTTGAAAAGGCCAGATTAAAGAGATTATACGCTAAACCCATTGTTTATAATGTTATAATAAACCGTCCTCCGCCGGTACCGTGTCCCCTGAAACGCGGTCAAAAGCCTAAGGTAATCAGGGGCAACAAGATACGCCGTGACTTCTGTCACCTGGTAGTTGAGATAGCCATACTCTATGGTATACTAACTAGGCTGAATTGTGAGATTTGCGGTGATACGCCTGGTCAAGCGCACCATACCAACTATTTTGAACCATCGAATGTACAGTGGTTATGCTGGCGCCATCATCGCAAGCTACATCATGCTACACCNTTGAAATGCATTCCAGGTGCATTTTAGGTTAATTGCATAATTCGTAATCTAAGGTCTAAGATGGAAGGGCCCCCCGTATCCTTAAATGGGGTGGGGGGTGACGGTGTTGTATTGGAGTCCCGTAGTCTCCTCCAAATCCACAGATATATTTTTTTCTACTTGATAACCATTCTATTTTATTCTAAACTATACAGAAGGGTTGAATATGAAGTGTAAAGGAGAAGGATGTGAGAATGAGAGGCATTTGAGTGATAGTCCTGAAGTATTTATTTTTGGAATTCCCTTCACATCTATTGAAATAAGGATTTATAACTGGAATCACAAAAAAGAAGAGGAATATTGTATTGACTGTCTTATGGAATCGGAGCCTGTGAAATATAGTGATGCCCAATTGGAGGCGATTTTTAATGATGGGTATACTAAGGGGTTATGGTGATGGTTTTAGTGAAGTATAAGCAGCCAGCAGTCGCTAGCTGCAAGGGCCTTCGGCAAGGGGGAAAAATGAAAGTGGATGAATTAAAAGCAAAGACTGAAAAATTTGTAGACGCCTGGATTGAATGGCATAAACCGGAATACGGGGCTTTTCCGTCTGATGATGTTATTTCGACTGCTTCTGATTTGGTGGATTTGTTTGGAAAAGAGATTCCGGAATGATCTGGCTCGTAATAATCGTGGCTTCCATTTTCGGTATTTTGCTGTGGATGGCGCATGAAATTGATAAGAATCCGGAAGTCAAGGACTTCTTTGGAGATGAGGAGTGAGAGAAATTAAAGTTTTGAGAGAGGATTTTNGGAAGATGGAATTAAAGAAGGTAATTGAGGATCTGCTTGAAAAAGACGGAATTTACGGCATCTGCTCGAAATACNGACTGAGCCACGCTACCGTGTATGCTGCCATGGACCCTGGGTACGTGCCAAAAACAAGGAATACCAAGCTGGCNTTTAAAAAGATNATGGANGATTATGATGAGGAATAAGCAGTGGCTGATTAACACGCTTGAGAAAGTGTATGAAAATTTGCAAAAAAGTCGGTTTGTTGATTCAAAAATGTGGCTAAAGCTGATGGATACGCTAGAAGAAATTCTTCATGAAATTAAACCGGGCGGGTTTGAATCATGATACGTAGACTATGGTATAAAATCTGGGGGCAGGAGAAGNCANAANNNTNAANNTACTCACGAAGAATTCCTTGAAAACGTCGAAAAAGAGGGCAACGAAAGAGCCTGGAAAAAATTGCAACCACTTCTGAAGAAATATGAAAAGCTGCAGTAACTGCCTCAGCGAGCCCGTCTGTGAGACCCGCAGTACCATACTTGCGGCGGTAGCCGCCACCATCACCAAACATCATAAAGGTGGTATGCAAGGTATAATAACCATGACCGAGAACATAGAGTGTATTTTAGGCGAAAACTGCCTGTATCACACAAAGGAGAACTAATGGACAAATTTACCCGGGAGTCCCTGTACGACATGCTGGACATACTCAAAGACGTAAATCCCAAAAAATACAAGAAAAAAATCGAACTCTTAGAAAAAAGGCTCAAAAATGAAGAAAAAGCCAATTCTGATAATGCGGAATGGGTCCCCGGCAGTGACGATGATACCTGATCCCCGCGGCAAATGGCACACGGACACGCTCTCACCTTCAGTCTGCAAGTGCTGCAGATTCGACCTGGAACGAATCCTGTGTGGGGACTGCCACCTGGGGAGTAGGTTCCGGCCCAGTCATCTGTACAGGCATTAAAATAGTTCTTGATCATGGGGAATAGTTTTCTATTTTATATGGAAATGAGATGTGGTGAAATCAAAGTTAAAGTTTAATCGGTCGGCCTGGCGCTCACGCTTACCCGGTGTTTCGCACCACGTCTCCCCGGGGCAGGTCGGCTCTTTTGGGGAATAATGTCTTATCAAAACACTTCTACTTTCTTCCTTAATGAGTGAAGATATACCATATTTCAGATTTACGGTATCAGAGTGGCTTACCGGGGACATTACTTTGGAGTCTGATGAAGTACAAGGACAGTTCATAAATGTGTGTTGTTATTACTGGCAAAACGATTGTAGCATTGCTAAAGCAAAGCTAGAGCGGCGCTTAAACGGTGGTTCAGCGTCGCTTGATTACATGATAGAAAAGGGTGTTGTAAAACATGATCCAGAAACCGACGAAATATCAATTTCCTTCTTAGATGAGCAGTGGGGAATGTTGTCAGATTTGCGTAAAAAGCGCCAAAAAGCGGGAAAGAAGGGGGGTTTACAAAAGGCTAGCCGAGCTAAAGCAAAGCTAAAGCAAAAGCCTAGCTATAAAGAAAAGAATAAAGATAAAGAAAAGAATAATACAAAGAAGAGTAAAGTAAAGTACTTGGAGGCCCTGAATGCCTTCAGGAGCGACCCGCCCGAGGGCTGGGTAGAAAGGCTGAGCAAAGAGCACCCGCGGCTGAACATCCGCGCCTCTTTAAGGAAGATCTACGATTACTGGTGCACCGACGAAGGGTATCAAAAGAAACAAAAGACGAAGGCAGAAAATATTGATTGGGCGGCGACTTTTAAAAACGGCCTCAATCAGGACTGGAATCAGGTGGTAAAATGAAACTAGGAGATCTTGCTAAAAAACTATGCCGCATAGCCGATCTGGATAAGGTATGGCGCGATTACAAACATGTTTACGAACACGGACATCCAAAGGGAATTTCAACGGGATGGTTCGGCTTTGATGAGTATTTCACTCTTTTAAAGGGACAACTTAATGTTCTCACTGGGACTCCATCTTCCGGGAAATCTGAATGGCTGATGGCTATGACCGTAAATCTGGCGAAAAACAACGATTGGAACTTTTTCTATGTTTACTCCCGAGAACCTGCCACTCACCAGAATAATGTCAGAATTAGCGGAAAAAATAATTGGAAAGCCTTTTACAGACAAATACAACAAACCAAAAATGAGCAAAGAGGAGAGGGATACGGCTTTTGATTTTATCAAAAAACACTATTACATTGTGGATGCGTCTCAGCATCTTTATGATTTTCAGAAGATTCCCTTTACCGTTGAATACGGAATAACCACGGATGGGGCTAAAATTGATATGGTGATAATAGACCCCTGGAACTCTTTGGGGGACATGAGATCTTTTGGGGAGTCCGAAACAGACCACATCGGGAAGTGTTTGGAAGAGGCCAGGATGTTCGCAAGGCGCATGAACGTTTCTTTCTGGATAGTGGCACACCCCACAAAGCTGCAGCGGAGAAAAGACGGATCTGAACCGGAGCCCTCACTTTACGATATTTCAGGAAGTGCCCACTGGCGCAACAAACCCGATAATGGCCTGATTATTCATAGAACGGAAGAGGAAATGATTGCGTCCTCTTTGGTCGTAAAAGTAAAAACCGCAAAAATAAAGAACCGGAATTATGGAAAATTCGGGGAACATTATTTTAAATTCCAACCATGGAACGGGAGGTATATAGATTGGGTGCCACAAGAGAAAGAACAGGGAGCCAACGGATTTTAAAACTGGAAGAGGCTATTTTCCGTTTTTTGCATAGTCAGTATGAGGCTTATGATCAATTTGAAGATTCGATAAAAAACATGGAGTCCGTGTTAATTGAAAACAAGGAATATTCACGGATGCCGGATTTATCAATAAAAAGGAAAGAAAAATCAAGAACCACACCATCACCCTCAAACTACCCCTGACTGGCAGGCCTGTGCTGATTGGCGGCACTTACCGTAAGCAAATAACCATGTCTGGACGTTGCATAGAGCTGGATGGTATTGTATATTTAGAGGATGTGGATGGACTTTGGTGGAAAGACCTGGAAGATGGAACTGTTGAACGGGTGGGGGCGAATTATTTTAAAAACCTGTGAAACGCCGTAACTTTATAATCAGTCTGTTTGCTTCTGTGGCTGCGGTTCCCTTTGTTAAACTAATGGGCATTGGGTCAACTGCTGGGTTTGGACATTATACGAGCGCCCATGAAATTACGTTTCTGATAGGCAAAGGGGCAATTACCGAGTGGCAGCCAGAAAAAATTGGCTAAAATCTTTAGAAAGAAGAAAAATCATGTTAAAATCAAAAACATTCTGGACGGGACTCGGGACCGTGGGTTTCGGTATTTACCTGGTTGCCACCGGAGATACCACTACCGGAGTCCAGACAATATCCGTGGGATTAGGGATGATATTTCTCAAACATGCGGTTGCAAAGAAGTGAAGAGACGTAACTTCATAACCACCCTCCTTGCCGCCTTGGCCGGCCTGCCGTTCCTAGGTTGGCTAAAGTCAAAAGTCGATCCATATACTTTGCGTGCTGACTATATCATAAGACCCTCAGATGAATTCGTGGATAATATTGTCAAAGCCTTAGGGGATGCCGGTTCTGATAATCCGAAACTTACCTACCAGTATATGCTCCAACTCCATGAGGAAGCGATGAAACGCAAAATAGCACCTTTTGTGGATGAATATGGAAGGGAATTTTATTCATTGGGTTACAGGGACCAATGTTTTCATCTTCACAAAAACCACTTGACTCATGTGGGTAAAATAACATAGATTACTTAATAGCTTTTTTCTTTTTAGCAATCTTTCATTATCTCCAGTAATGAAAACAGAGGACCCGGGGCAGCACTGTTCCGGGTTCTTTATTTTTGTGCTTGACAATAATCCCTATAAGACCTATACTCTATTGGTATGGGAAAAGACGTTCTGCACGTTGAGATTGATTCTGAGGTAATTAAGGCCATGGAAGAATTCCGGCTGAACGAGTTGCGGCCGTACGAGCATAAATACGAATTTGTAGAGAAGGCAATAAAGGAAAGGCTCGGGCGTGACAAAATTTCTGATTAAACGCTCCTACGCTTTCTACTTGGCTATGTGCCTGGGAATTTCCTACGGCTTTGTGGACTGGGAATTTTGGTGTGTGCTCCTGCCGGTGATTATTTTAACAGAAGGCCTGCACAAATGACCTTCAAGTGCGTCCTCCTGCCGGAAACCGAACAGGTGATTGACAGATCACTCCTGATTTATAAAAAAGCCAACCCCTACCGGTACAAGAAGCCTGAGAAATACGTTGAAACCCTCAATGAGTTCTATGCCGAAGAGGGCCGTAGGCGTCTGATCTTTGCCAGCAAAATTGACGGGCACGTTAAGCAGAAAGACACCTCGGACGTAGAGAAAATCCATGCCCTGCATCTTCACCGGGAGCGATTTGTTGATTTGATGGTGAACTGGTGCTGGACATTCAATCCCAAAAACCCGCCCCGCGGCCTGCCCGCACTCATCCCTTTTATTCCGTGGTACGACCAGATAGAGACTGTGGAATGGTTTTACGACCATTATCTAAACGGTAAGGGCGGGGCTATCGCCAAATCCCGGGAACAAGGCCTGACATGGCTTTTTGTGATGATTTACGCCCGGGAGTGGCGTTATACCAAGAATTTCAGCGGTGGAATAGGCTCAAATAAGCTGGAAAACGTGGATGAACGCGATAATCCGGACTGTATTTTTGAAAAACTACGGATTTTAATAAGAAACTGGCCGAAATGGATGATTCCCGAGGGTTTTGACTGGAGAAAGCACGATAAGATTGGAAACCTTGTGAATCCCGAGAACGGAGCTAATATCGTGGGCCAGGGTGGTGATCAGATTGGCCGGGGTGGCCGGCGGGGGGTCTACCTGGTCGATGAAAAGGCTTTTCTAGAGACACCGGAAAAAGCTGATGCCGCGTTGTCGCGCAATACCGACTGCCAAATGGACCTCTCAACTTATAACGGGCCCAACCACTTTTACCAGAAATGCGAGTCCGGCCGGGTTAACGTCAGGTACATCTCCTGGAAGAACAATCCCATGCTGGACGCGGAGTGGTATAAAAGCGAGGTCAAGCGTTTAGATCCTACCATTGTGGCCCAGGAAATCGACATGAACCCCTTGGCCTCTGTTGAGGGAATTTTTATCCGGCCCGAATGGGTCGAGGCGGCTGTTGACTTTCCTCTGGAAAAGAAGGGGGTCAAGCAGGCCGGTCTGGATATTGAAGGCGGCGGCAAGGATTTGAACGCCCTGGCAAAGCGCGTGGGCTCAGTCCTGTACTCGATTCGTGATTGGAACGATGCCAATGGCATAGACGTGGCAAATACAGCTATTGACGAGTGCAATGAAGACGGAATAGATGTTCTGCATTATGACCGGCTCTCAGTGGGTCACGCCGTTCATTCGGCCCTGCAGCGCACCGAGAGACAGATAAACTTTCAGGTATATGGAGTGGGTGGCGGAGACGCAAAGAGCGATCTGTATTATCCTGAGTTTGACCGGGACGCTAAGGATGTATTTTTAAATGCAAGGGCTGAGTGGTGGTACACACTTGCCAGACGCTTCAAAAAAACCTGGGAACAGAAAAACGGCATGGGCACCTATCCTCCCGATGAATTGATTTCAATACCAAATAAC